TCAGTCCATCAAAAAATGAATCAAAGTCATTCTCATTTACGTATCCTGAAAGAATCGACAGAGCTTTTTCAGTCTGATCGTAGTTTTTCTTAACTTCGTCAAATTGACCTTTAAGCTCGTCATGCTTCTGAGCTTTGAAATCGTATCCGTAAGCACGCTCATAGAGCTTTTTAAATTTCTTTTCTGTGTCCTCATCTTTGATAAATGGACGTACCCACTCATCAATTTCATATTCCTTTTGGTATGCTTTGAACTTGTAGTTAGGGTTATATGCCTTAGCTACTTCCTTTGGCGCATCTACAACCGGTTTTTCTTTTGTAGAAGCTGCTTTGATAGCATCTAATCCAGTAGGCTCAGCTGCCGGAGCAGGTGATTGCTCTACCGGACTAGAAGACTCTGCCGCAGATTCCGGCGCAGAAGGTGTTAATTCTGTTGATTCGATTTCCATTACATAGCTCCTTCAGGACCGACTGGTCCGGGTTGTTGAGCACCGCCGCCCATTAGCATACCTGCTACTTCAGCGACTTGTGCTTGGTTCATTTGCTGTAAAGCTTCTTGAGACATACCTTGTTGTTGCAATTGTTTTAGCAACCAGTCAAGAGCCTGATATGGGATTCTTACACGCTTAGGAGTTTTTGTTGGATCTGAATCTGGCACATACATGTCAGCGGCAACCATTGCTCCGCCTGTAGGTATAAACTCTGCTTCAGCAGCTTTTATAGCCTGTTGCTCTTGTTCCATTTTACTTAAATGATATTGCTCGTACTGAGCATATAATTGCTGAACTTGTGGATCAAGTAAATTGAAGTCACGTTCTTTCTTGCGCTTAGCCACTTGCTTAAGAATATATGCAGAATCATCACTAGGAGAGATCATTGGCTCTTCGCCGCGCTCCATAGCAAGGAAGTCATTCTTAACGTTCTTGTCGTTAATAGTGAAGTCACCAAAAGACTCTTGCCAGTTGCCAAACGGCATAGCATTGATCAGTTTTCCAATATCATCTCGTTCAAGATTGCTTCCGACGTACTGAAGTATCTGATTTAAAACAAGCTGCTTACCTAGCTTTGTCTCAATCGTATCACTTTGCTCTTCAACCTTGATAACATGGTTAAGATCAATTGTTCCTTTGAACTCTTGAATGTTGATTACTTCGCTTCTACCAATTGCAGCGATAAGTTCATCGCCTTCAAGGTAAAATTTAGCAAGCTCAAGATAGATTTTGGCCATATCAACCAAGAACTCGCCAAACTTTGCGCTGTAAATGCTGAACTTTTGACTTTGGTTCATGCTACGAAATAACATAGCCATTGGGTCAACTTGCTGACCTTTTTCCATGTCAATCATGTCAATCATCAAAGCACGAGCCATCTCCTGCTCTTGCATTGCTATATATTCATAAAATTGCTCGCCAGTCCTGCCAGGAAGAATGGTTGGCGCTTGGCCTTGATAGGTGATACCACGCACGCCAGGAAGAAGACTACCTTGGGATACCTTCGTTCCCGCTTGGTAAAGAATCTTGTCTTCGCCAATAGTAATCCCGTGTAACGCGACCTGCGACGACGCACGATTTATCTCCGCCTGCCACGGACGAGCTACTTTCACGATAGATGTAGCGCGTACTTTTGTTGGATGTTCGTCAAAACCTTGCCAAGCAATCGGGAAAATGCCACCTGGGAGTGGTCCTTCCTCCAGAATACCTGCTTTTGTTGCAATGTAGAAATATCCTTCAGGATATTCAGCAGATGGCTTGAAATAATACTCTAAAAGAAGTGTTTGGTCTTTTTCTCGACCGTAACCGTTCTTCATTGAGTCAAATACCACGAACTCCTCTGTGGATTCTGTGATGTACTTGGACTTTTGCTCATCATCTTTGTAACGCTCTTTTAGAACCTTACTAGACTCAAGCTTTTCTACGCCAATCCAGCGAGCATCTTTCATCTGGATACATGACGGATCACGAAAGATATTTTGTGCAAATAATCTTTCAAAAACAAACTCGCCAGCAAAGACCGGCTTAGACTTATCAGGAACAGGAACACCCATTTCATCGATCATTGGCTGATCTGTCATAGGGTCAATCTGAGGCTCGTAGCCTTTTAGCTTTCCTTTGGTCTGATCAAAGAATATCTTAACCGCGCACTCACCGATTCCGCAGTAATCACTTGCAAGATCTCTAGTCAATGCTGTGAGGTTATATTTGTCTTTTGCATAGTTCCATACAGACTGATTTAGTTCGGCAGACTTTTGGTCTTGAAGCTCTGTCTGATTTCTTGGGGTGATGGCTACGCCTGGAGACTGTGAAATGATGGCATTAACGTAGATCCTGTGCGCTCTATGGAGCCAATTTTTGGTTATCCTTAGAGAATATGGGTCTGATGTCAGTCCATTGACGCGGTTTCTTTGCCATAATTCATTAAGACGCTTTGAGTAGTGCTCACCAGAAATAAGGAGAATATTGCTTCTAAACTCGCTTATAGCCTCCTTATCAAGGGACTTGGAGTCGTCGTGAAGCTTATTTAATTCATCAATTTTGTAGGTCGGCATCTAATACTCTCCTTTGTTCTGCTCTTATTACTTCGTTTTCAAAGCTAAAAGGATCGTCAATCATGAGCTGGCTAAGTCTCACGTCGTTCATTAAATCTTTGTCTATGGCGTTTGGCTTAACAAGCTCGTTAGCATCGACAAAATCACCCACCTCTTGGCTTCTTTCTAAGAAAAACTCTACCTCAAACTCTTGTGTCTTAATGCGGCTGACACCAAGTTTGCGGCATTCATTTATAATACCAAGAAGTTTGTACTTTTTACTAGTTCCCGTACATTTCGTTCCATGCTGTGACTTCGTCTCTGAAGCCTTGCCACTCGTCTTGCGCTTGATTGTCATCAAACATCTCCCCGCGACGTTGCTTTATTTGCCATTGATAGAATTGATCTTTTGTCCAAGTAGTATCCGGTACATCTTGCCTTGAGTCATTATCAATCTTCAAATTTGGTGCAATTTTTACAAAATCCCATGGGATTAATTTCAAAACGTACCGCAATGCATCGGTAAGATCGTCTTGAAACTTTCTATTCTTTTCACCAGCAGGGACAGACATAAGCTCTGTCACAAGCTTTCTATTGTCGTAAACACCCTCATCAATCGTTAATGCGGTACTTGCAAATAAAGTGTTGGCGATCTGCTCACCACTATTACGCTGCTTATCTGCCGGGAGAAATGGCTCTCCAGACCGTGAGGCAATCAATCCAAACTCGCGTGACTGATAGTCGTAACAAGCCTGCGTGATAATAATACCCTGCCTTAGTTGCTGATACTTCTCTAAGATGTCAGCTGCCGTCGTCTCTTCGTGGTCACCGCGCCATGTTCTGACTACTCGTCCTCTTTCCATATCTGCCGAAACAGCCACGATAACAATAGCACCTGCACTACGACCGCGCCCGCCACTGCCAATATCAACTCCTGCATAATACCTCCAGTTTGCCGGAATCTTCTCAGATGCATCGCCAAGACATTTATCAGGGTCAAACGTCAAATAACGCCTACCCTCATCTTTTACAAACCGACCGTCAATACGCTTTAGGATCTCTGCCTGAGACGTGCAAAATCCTTCGGCCTCTTTGATCCTTGCGTCAGTCCACTGGCTAGGTGTGCCGTCATCGTAATACTGACAATCACGCATCGACACACTGCGCTTCCAAGCGTGAGGAAATACCTCCTCAGTTGTGCCGATACACTCCATGGCCCTGTACCATATCTGCAATCCACGAGTGGCTGTGAAAACCTGATTGAAATATCCCCTTGTGGCACGAAGCCTTGCTAAACACTCGTTGATGATCTCCTCTGGAGCCTCCTCATCAAACGTAATCATATGGACACTAGACGTCTGGAGGTTAATCACCTTTTGACCGTAGCTCTTGAAGTAAATACTTACACCAGACCTGAAATGAATGGCTGAGACATCACCGCTTTTATACTCAATCTCCCAGCCGTAATTCTCATGGTTTTTCATGTCACCACGAGGTAAGAACTCTGGGATCCACTTCTTTTCTACTTCACTCGTCGCTACGCTATCTGATGGGTAAAAATACCAAAACTGCTTAGGCGGGATCTCCCATAACTCACCCCAGAGCTTTTTGTTGCATGCCCATTCAATATTCTTGCGAATAGCTATGGAAGACTTTCCAATCTGGTTGGCAGCACATAGCAGATTCATCTTGTTGCGGGATTCGAAAAACTCACGTGCCCATGGATACCACTTCCACCCGTGAAGGTGCGGTAAGTCCTGCTGAAGCTCCTTAATACGTGCCTTGATGACACTTTGCTGGAATGCTAACGGATCAACCGTCTGCATCCTGGTCATCTCTCTAGTCAACTCTTTGGCAACTACCTTTGCCTTAACAACCCGGTCCTTGGGTTTTTTAGACATCGAATATTTCCTTCTCGTCTAGTTCAGGCAAGTCAGGAACATCTGGGATCTGTGGCATCATCGTCCGCTGACTAGCCTTCGTGACATTCTCAAAGTCCTCTAATAGCTCACCGCTTAAGATCAACTCGCGCTGCTCACTGGTGACACCCTTAAGGTATTTACCCTGGTCCTTTTTGGCCTTCTCTATGCGACGCTCAAGAGCCTCAAGCTCGTCTAAACCTAAAGCTTGGACCTGTGCCCTAGCCTGATCAATCGACTGGTCAGCGTTGAGGTTCAAGTTAAGGTTCTTCTGCTCAACTTGCATCCTCTGAACTATGCCACCTTTCACTCGCATATCAGCTAACTGCCATGCCCTTAGAATCAGCGTGGCAACCTTTGTGTCGATCTTGCCTTCCTTATCCGTCATAGGCATGTTCATGATCTCTAAAAGCCTCTCAGTGCCCCTGTAGAGGATCTGACGCATAGCAGCGACATAACTGGTCGGGGGAGTAAATATCCACAGAAGCTTGTGGGTATTATT